TAACTTCATTTAATGTTTAAGGAAACACAATGATTGACTACAAACTCCAATACTACTTTGACGAATTTGTCTCTTACGACAATTGCGTAACCATTGAGAAAGTCAAAGTAGGTTATGACTACTACCCAGCAGAAAACAATCTGCCCCATGACCACGACACGGCAGAAATCTATGACGTGTCTGTTTACAACTTAAATGGTGATGACATTTCTTGCGATCTGCCTTTATCCGAATTTGAACACATTGTCTCTGAAGCCAAGATTCACCACGCTCGTATGCTGAAAGAAAAAAATGAAATCTAAGATTATCCAAACACTCATTGAGTGCGTATTAGCCATCGTCATCTTTGGCGGTATCGGTGTACTTTTAGCTTGGCGGGGCTGACATGAACACACGTTACCTCAAACAAGTTAGACGTATATTTTCACAATATGACGCACCACCTGAAGTTATACGTTCATATCAGCGCCAATGGGTGCGCTCCGTTCGCAGACTTGGTGACAAATGGTTAGTCGCTAAAAACATTGAAAGGATTGAAGCATGACAGTCGCACATCTTTTGACGCTTAACGTCAATGAGCATACAGAGAAGAAAGCCAACCTAACCTATCTCTCATGGGCTTGGGCATGGGCTGAAGCACTAAAGGCAGACCCTACAGCCATCTACAAGGTGGATATGTTTGGCGACAAGTGCTACATGGACATCAACGGCACAGCAATGGTGTTCGTCACAGTCACCATGTTTGGCAAACCAATGACTTGCCAACTTCCAGTAATGGACTACCGCAATAAAGCAATCCCTAACCCTGACGCATTTGCAGTCAATACCGCCATCATGCGTTGCATGACTAAGGCTTTGTCGTTGCATGGTTTGGGTCTGTATATCTATGCTGGAGAAGATTTGCCCGAAGGTGACTCAGGCTCAGATATAGATGTAGGAATGATGATTGACCACTTGGCGGCAATTGATGCCGCATCAACTTTAGAGGAATTAAAAGATGTATACGGCACTGCTTACTCTGCTTGCGCTGGTGATAAAAATTGGCAGAAAAAAGTGATCGATGCCAAAGAAAAGCGTAAAGGAGCATTGAAATGAGCGATGTAGAACAAGGCACACCCGAATGGTTTAAACAGCGTTGCGGTAAAGCTACGGCATCTCGCATCTCTGACATTGTTGCCAAAACTAAGTCAGGCTACAGCACCAGCAGGGCTAATTACATGGCTCAACTGGTAGTCGAGCGTATGACAAACCAAGTTGCAGAGTCATACACCAATGCGGCTATGGAATGGGGAATCGAGCAGGAAATTTATGCTCGTGCGGCGTATGAGTTGAAAACAGGCAACATGGTAAATCAGGTAGGTGCTATTGACCATCCAACTGTTCCTATGTCTGCCGCCTCTCCTGATGGCTTGGTGGGCGATGATGGATGCCTAGAGATCAAGTGTCCCAATACGGCAACCCACATTGATACCATTTTGGGAGATGAGCCAGCAAAGAAATACTATGACCAAATGCAATGGCAGATGCGATGTGCAGATAGAAGTTGGTGCGACTTTGTGAGTTTCGACCCACGAATGCCCGAACATCTACAACTGTTCATCAAAAGAATCGAGCGCAATGATCGTTACATTGCAGAACTCGAACAAGAGGTTATCCAGTTTCTTTCGGAAGTGGATGACAAGGTTAAAAAACTCAATGAAATTAAGGTGTAAATATGGAACAGCGTGACAATTCAGGTGTCCTCTTTAAGAACGACAAAAAAGAGACAGGCAACCAGCCCGATTACAAGGGAAACATCACAGTTGATGGTCAGTCCTACTGGCTCTCAGCTTGGATTAAAGAAGGTAAATCAGGCAAATTCATGGGTCTTGCAGTAAGCCCTAAAGAAGAAGCCAATACTTCCTCACCCAAGAAGAAGTCTTCCATAGAAGATATGGAAAGCGATATCCCGTTCTAAATCAAAATGGGGAAAGCGTAAGTGAGTACCCACTAACTTGATAGGAGTTAATATGATTCATTACCACGGACTTCCAATAACGCCAACACCTGTAGCTAACTATGCAGTTCAAGCTGGTCATGCGTTTGTTTCTTATGCCCATCCTGAACAAATAGCAACTGCCATTGATGTAGCTCAGTCTTTTGCTATTGATAACGGAGCATTTAGTGCATGGAAGTCAGGAGAACCTATAAAGGATTGGCAACCCTTTTACGAATGGGCGTTAAACCTGAAAAAAGTACCTTCTTGCGACTTTGCCGTTTTGCCTGATGTCATTGATGGTTCGGAAGAAGATAACGATGCCTTATTGCGTGATAACCCATTACCTCTATGGTTTGGCGCACCTGTTTGGCATATGCACGAATCCCTTGAAAGATTTGAACAATTAGCCAATACCTATGTTCGGGTTTGCATTGGCAGTTCAGGTGAATACGCAACCATAGGAACTTTTCAATGGTGGTCAAAGATGGGTCAAGCCATGCGGGTAATCTGTGATGATTTAGGCAGACCATCTTGCAAATTGCATGGATTAAGGATGTTAGACCCAGCAATATTTACAAAACTTCCATTTTGCTCTGCTGATTCCACGAACATTGCTAGAAATGTTGGAATGGATGGGAAATGGAGAAGCGGAAACTATCCTCCACCAACAAAAGAGGCTAGAGCGCAAGTCATGAGAAGCAGGATTGAGGCACACAATGCACCGCCAGTTTGGGGTTTTCATCAAGTTGAACAAGGAATATTGTTATGAACATCTACACAACAGAGTTTTTCTGCAAGTGTCCAACAAACAATGTGCGAATCAAGTATGAATTAGAGATTCAAACAACATCTGTCTTATTTGTTGAATCAATATTGGATTTTGTTGACAAGATAGACAATCAATATCATGAACATATAGCTGATTTGTTGTTGGAAAAATTTGGCGGCAAACAGCAAATAGTTGCTTGTCATCATGGGGTTGTTATTAAAACGGAGAGATCATGATTTACGCTTTTATTTATGTTGCATCTTTAGTTGCCGCTAATCTTCTTATTGCCGCATTCGGTGTTTGGTTTAGCCCAATAGGTGCGTTTTTGCTGATTGGTTTGGACTTATCTTTGCGGGACAAACTGCATGACCTGTGGGAAGGTGACAAGTTACCCATAAAAATGGGAGGTTTGATTGCAACAGCAAGCATTGTTTCTTATGCCATCAATCCAGCAACAGGAATGATTGCATTTGCTTCCTTGGCGGCTTTCAGTTTGTCAATGGTAGCTGATTCACTGGTCTACCAATACCTCAAGCATAAAGAATGGATGATTCGTGTTAATGGGTCAAATGTTGCTGGCTCTGCTGTTGATTCAGTAGTTTTCCCAACAATAGCTTTTGGTGGGTTGATGCCTGAAATTGTTGCATTGCAATTTGTAGCAAAAGTTGGTGGTGGTTTTGTCTGGAGTAAATTTTTAAATAGGAGTAAATGATGAGTTTAGATGAAACACATTTTGGCGGCAGTGTAAAAAAGTTCTTTGACTTGCCAATCTTCAATCGGGTTAGATGTTCTGACCCAGTAACCAGCTATGAAGCCGCTGATGCCGCCAAAGACTTGGCATCCAAGCACTTCATCATCATTGTGGACTGTTTAAAGGCTCATGGTGCGCTTGGTAAAGATGGCATAGCCCAACATACCAACTTAGATAGAAATCAAGTCTCACGCCGTTTAAACGAACTGGAGAAGATGAACCTGATTCAGTTGACAGGCAGGACTGTAAAGTCTTCATCGGGGCGTAATGAGCGTGAGTGGAGGGCAGTCTAATGTGGGATGTACTCGTAACTTTTATGCTGATGATGTTCGGTGCATTTGTGGTGATTGCCTTTGGTGCAATCCTTATTGGTACGCTTTATTTCCTACAAAACGAGGCTGACAATGACTGAAGAAGATGAAGCATTCAACGACATTGAACGACAAGCCAAGCAACGCAAAGAGGCTGTTAAAGCAAACTTTCTAAAACCCAAGTCTGCACAGGAGTTCTATGACGAACTACGCAATAACGTCATTGAAGAAGTTGCCAGAGAGATTAGAAAGTTAACTGGCTTTGGTAAAGACACTATCGATGGCTTGGCAATTTACATTGAAGGGATGAAGAAATGAAACAGCACTTTTGTCCAGCAGAGCAATCAATGATTGCATTTGAGAAAGAATGCAATTGGTGCGGAGAAAAAGAAGTCTTGGAACAGCCAGAAGAACGCAACTTCTGTCCACGATGCGGTAAGCGCACAAAAGACTTGACCCACATTCACACTTGCACACCACCACAGGATTAATACATGAACAAAACAAAGAATGATTCGTAAGATAAGAACCTTTTACGGCAAAAGAAATGGTCAACGTGGAAACAAAGTCACCACCATAGACCGAGGTGAAGCATGGCTATGTGAGAAGTGCGGGGAAGTGATTATCTATGAACACCTTGTTCCCAAACACTTCTGCAAGCGCCTAATTAAGCCTGTAGTCCTTGAAGATACTGAGTCTTCCCTGCCACCTTAACAGCAGTCAATTCCTGCTTCTTGAGGTTATTTGGGTCATACGACACATGAACCCAACCAGAGTCGGGTATACCCTGTGTGTAGAATTCCAAGATTAGTTGTGTATAGTCCAAATTGTCCATAATCCATTGGGCGAGATCAGCATTGGCAACGCCAGCAATCTCAATGTCTGCCGCCATACCCTTGCAATGGTCTGAAGTCTTAGAACCACCAACAGCGGCATTGGACTCAGGGCTACGATAACCTGAGTTAACAGTCACAGACTTACCAAAATGCTCACGCACAGGCTGAAGCACCTTGTCACACAAAGTCTTGAGATTGTCAATGGTTTCCTCATCAGGTGTATTGTCGATACCAAGACGGGTAGCGGTGTCAGATTTCGTTAGTTCTTTCAAAGAAAAATTGGCAGATAAGTTCATTTCTTTAACCTTTCGTTGTAAAAATTGATGGATTAAGGGTGGAGGTTGTCACAAATCAGAGATAGGATTTTACTTGGCAATAGTGCCATAACCAAGGGGAATATCATGTACAAGATTGAGATTAACATTGCAGAGTGGGATTTTGGAGATGACTCAGTGACCATTGAGACAGATGATTTTGAGAAAATTGCAATCATCCAAGAATTCATCGAATTCCAGCAATTGCATGGCTGGGCTGTTGACTATGACGTTACCGATGAGTACGAATACAACCAGTGCGATGAAGAAGTCAGCGAAGACGAAGTTGACGAAGACGAAACCTATGAAGACGAAGAATCCGAAGAATACGAAATCGGAGAGATCGTAGAAGACGAAGACGGATTAGTCTGGGTTCGTGTGTCATAATTCAGGTGCAGTTGTTACTTTTAGGGGGGTCTTAGGACTCCCCTTTTTTTATTCAATATCGTGATCTGCCTCGATGTCCCTAGCTAACTGTCGCCAATCAAGACTACGGCGGTAAAGCGTGTATATACGCTCCTCAGTTAAGGGTTCAGATCGGCGGCTTAACCTGTCATTTGCTTGCGCCAAAGCAAGTTGCGTTTCATGCAATATGTTATGCAGTTCTTTGATTTCTGATCTTAGACAAGCTACAAGGTCATACGTCATATACCTTACCCCTAAACTCAATTTGACCTTCAGCCCACTTATGGACTAACTCAGGCCAAAGCAATTTCCCATTATGAAATGTCAGTACAGCAAACCCTGACCTCCAGTTGGTAGGAGAGTCTTCAAGATAGTTTACAAACTGCGCCCCATCAGTATCCGCAAGAGTCCCTGTGTCCACGCCAAACCTGTTTCCTGAATAATCTGCAAACGGGGTCACCTTGAGACTATGAAGGTGTCCTGTAACGATGCTTACGCCAGCATTGACTGTATTGTTGTGTGTAGCGTGTACACCGCCCTTCCAGCGATGTTTAACCACTACTTCCTCAGTAGGCCAGCAAGACCAGCAAGGATGCCATGCAGGGAAATGGTCTTTCAGGGAAAACCCTTTAACTTGCTCATATTGTGGAGCATTGGCGGCTAGGCGGTTCTCAAACCTCGCATCATGGTTGCCAAGTGTCCACACTAGGTTTACATTGTGTCTTGCTTTCTTGGCGGCTTCCTCTATCTCGCCCATTGCCAGTTCACAGGCTTTCAACTCTTGTATCACCGATGGCGTTGAATCCCATCCAATACGAGGATAACGAGAGATACTAGCGCCATCAAATATGTCTCCATTGGCAATGACAGCCTTGGGCTGAAACTCCTTAATCGCCCAAAGAAGACCTTTATACGCTGTTGTATGGATGCTAGGCCAGAAGTGAGCATCACTAAACACCAAAACAATGCCATTTTCAATCCCCAATTCTTTACGGACTGGATTGTCTTTAACATTTTGATGCGTACTATTTTTGGATTTTAGTTGCGCACCATACCTAGCTTCTATGTTGTTTTTGCGCCTAATAATATTACGCAAATCCATGCCAACAGCTTTTGCTAATGCACTAGCAGACTCGTGCGTCTTCCAAAGTTCAATGAATTCTTGATCGCTGTAAACAGGTTTTCCAGACATAACAACTCCAATGAAGTTGCTTGAAATTAAACTAAATCAATGACAACAGCGTGAATCTTAACGTGATTTGTTCAAAGTTTCATAAACAGTGTTGTACGCATCAATACACGCATTCAGTTGTCTGATGGCTTTGTCTCCATCGTCTGTGATGGCGATAAGAGATTTAGCAGTCTCTCTGTCAAGTTCGGCGTTTGCTTGAACGCTATCTCTGGGGGTAGCGGGGGCATCTGGGGCGGTGTGTACGGGGCAGACGGGGGCTTGGACAGGAATCCGCAACTTGAGAGTACCAGCACTAATAGCGGCATCACGCTTCGCAATCTGAATCTTGGCATTGTTTTCTACCTTCAATAATTGTGTTGTTTGAGTGTTAACAGCCTTTACAAGGGCTTGTTCTTTTGCCCTAGCTTCAGCATTCAAAGAGGCTATTTCAGCCTGTTGACGAGCATTTTCATCCTCGCCACCCTTGTAATAACCGCTACCAAAAGCGCCTAAAACAGCCATCAGGATGCCCAACAGCACCCAAGGATTAAAGAGGCTTAACATCATCTACTTTCATCATGGCATCAGTCTTATCCTTACTGGACTTGCTTGACCCATAGAAGAACGAAATAATGGTAGCTACTGCCGTACCCAACAGAAACCCAAGAATGATGTTGGCAAAGTCCCTACCGCCTTCAGGCAACAAGATAAAGGTTACGCAAAAGAAGTACAGAACTGACGTTGCCGCCCAAAACCACGCATAGTAGTAGATGAAATGTTTGACTGTCGTGTCATTTGGGTCTATCGGTGCTTGCATCTCGGTTCTCCTTTTCAACTTGTTTAATCAGTCTTTGCACTTTTTCTTGCTGTTGTTTGGCTTCATGCTTGGCTTGAAGTACATCCATGTACAACATACCCAAAACAGGCAACAGCAATATGACAAGTACACAAGCGGCAATCCATCCCACTACGCTCTCCCAATCTTGCTTACCAGACCTATTAGCATCCATAGGTATAGGAGGAACAGGAAAGCTACCAACAGGTATGCTTGTTTTTCTGCTAGAAGACGCTCCCTTTCCTTTCGTAGCCATGATTCTGCATCCCGATTTTTCCTTGCCTTCTCCTGCTCTGCCGCAATAATGTCTCTCATGCTGAACACTTCAGAATACAAAGCACCCATCTCAGGAGGTGATTGATAGACCATACATTCCCTGATCTGGACAACCAACCTATCCATCTCCTGCTGTGCAAGAACCCTGTTTAGGGCTTCTTCCATCAAGTTCACATCATCAGAGAAAACTACAGTCCTAGCCTTCTCCTCTGATTCCCTAATGTGCGCTTCTAACTGTTCCTGTAACTTGAAAAACTCACTCAGGTTCTTAACGATGTCAGCTTTGACTTGAGTTTCTTCAACAGCAACGTAGTCTGACTTTTTAGACTTTGCCACAGACTTTGTAGCTTCAGGCTTGGGACTACCGCCAAATAGTTTACGCAATGAACCCCAAAATCCTTTGACTTCTTTACCAATGGCAACAACTTCATCAGCAGTACGCTTAATAGAGACAAACTGTTCTTTAGCTTGCTTGTAAAGGTCACAGCCAGCTTGGATGTTTTTGACCAAGCCAGCCGCAAGAAGACAAATAGAGATTGGGTCAATTTTATTTCCTTATCAGTCTCTACGAACACCTAAAAGACCTTGTGGTGCTATTCCACCTCCAAGCAATCCGCTGTATTCAGAAATGGTTTGTCCAGCTTGTCTAACAAGTTCAGGTCTTTGACGCAATGCAATATCTGCGGCACGAATTCCCATAGGAGAATACAAAGTTGATGCTCCTGCAATTGCTGGAATAGATACCATTGGTTGTGAAAGAGCGGCAATACCACCTAATGAGCCAATAGCCAATCTTCCTTCAAGTGTTGAGTTTGCATCTTGACCAATGGTTTTAAGTGCCGCCTCAGATAATTCCTGTCCACGAGCAGTTCCACGAGCAAAAGCAGACTTCTGTCTTGTAATGTCAGATTGTTTTACAGCAAGACTGTATTGCTTTGGCGTAAATACACCATTCTCAGCACCAGTATTAGCCGCCGCTCTTTCCATTACTTTTAAATCTCCATAAGCACTATCTACTCTACGCAATTGAGGTGTGTATCGTTGATTCTGTTGATAAAGTTCTGTTTTGAAGTTCTTTAAAACGCCATCTAAAGCATCGCCAATATTTCGGTCTGATGCTGATTGACTGTTTTTGTATTTGATAACTTCTTTGGCAAGATCAGATTCAATGTTCTTGTATTCAGCACCTGTTAATTTTTTTCCAGAAAATTTATTTAAAGCAACATTATTCAAAACATTAGTTGCTTCTTCTCTTTGTGCAACAGATGGCAAATTAGCTTTATTCAAAGCATTAAGAATTCCGCTTGTTGTTTTGAAGTCAAGATCAAATTTTATCTTTGCTAATACTTCATCATATTTGTTGGATACTTGTTCAGCGGCATACGCAACAGCATCACGACCAACAACATTTTCAGGAAGTTTGTCTCCAACTTTATCAAGTGCTTTGTTGATAACGCCTTTATTAAAATCAAACAAAACCTTTTCTCTTGCGTTACGAATTTGACCACCAATCAAAGGCAAGTTTTGAGCAAAATCTTCAGCTTTTTTATATACACCACCAAGGGTCTGACCCGGAGTCGGTGTAATACCTAAATCACGCATTGTTTGTTCTGCTTTGGATGCAAGAGGATTTAAAACTTTACCAGTTGCAGATACAACAGCTTGTCCTACCTTACCAGCTACAGCACCTAATCCAATTTGAGTTGCCTTTTCTTCTGCAAATCCAGTTGGCTCATTTACTGGTTGCATAGCGCCTTGTGCCGCACCAGCCGCCGCCGCCTGTGTACCAATGCCAGCACCTAATGCACGAGCGCCTTGAGCCGCTCTTACACCAACAGCAATATTTGCTGGACTTACAACATTACCAACAGTCCTGCCAACGTCAAAACCAGTTTCACCTTGTGATTGTCGTTGTTTCTGATATGCCGCTTCTTCAGCCGCATTCATTGCTCTAACACGCTCTGCTTCAGAGCCAAAAAACTGGCTTACTGGATTAGGTGCTAGACCACCAGCCGAACTAATAAATTCAAGACCTTTTGGCAAAAGTTGAGCCGCACCACTAATGGGGTCTTTTATACCCATCAATAAACCACTTGAGGGGGCAGATACAGGTTGTTGCTGAACGCCAAAATCTTCAGGTTTTGCTAAACCCGCTTTAATGGCTTTCTCCATAACAACAGACTTAGGCGTTCCTTCTGGAATACCTTGAATTATTGTTCCATTTGGAAGTTCAATATCCATTTTTATTCCTTAAGGTAAGTCACTGAATTTAATTACATTGCTTTTTGGGGCAGATGCTGGTGTTTGTGGTGTTGGAGTGGTTTTACCAATCCTATCTCGTGCAACTTGTAAATATGATTTTATTTTTACAATTTGAGAATCGAACTCAGATTGTTTCATTGATTGACTCAATGCACCAACCGCCGCTTCAAGTTTTAGACCTTCGGCATTAGACAAAGCGCCCATGCCTTTAAGTGCTTGGACTTGAGGTAAGAATGTCTGCGCTTTGAATGTTTCAAGTTGAGCCGCAAAACCAGCGGCATCCGTTCCCGGAATCATGGATAACTGTGCGCCACCAAAACCAACAGCGGCTTTTTTGCCCGGATGAGTAGCAATAGTATTTAAAGTATCTAATGCCGCATCAAACGATGAAACAAGACCTTGTTCTTGTTTTTGAGCCGCAAGCTTTTTCTCATTCGCCGCCTCTTGACGCAACTGCAATGATGATTCTCTAATTGAATTCATAATTGCATTTTGCGCTTGACGACCTTCAGACGCAATCTTTGCTAACTCTGCTTTAGATGCGTTGTTTTCTCTTGCACGTTCTAGTCTTGCTTCGTTATCTTTACGGGCTTGTTCAGCCTGAGCCTCAAGTTTTTCTTTAGCAAGTCTTTCTTGTTGTGCAAGTCTCTCAGACTGTTGTGATGTCAATAAATCACGTTGAGCCGCTTTATCAGTAGATGCTTGCAATGCAGACAGCACTTTATCTGGAGAACCATACTTAGTTACAACAGCCAAAATCTCAGCCTCACTTGCATTTTGTGGCAATCTAGATAACTCATCTCGCAACTGTGTTTCTTGGGTAAGAGACAATTCTGCTTTTTGTGCTTCAGCAGTTGCTTTTCTTGCAGTAGCCATACCAGCTTGCATTTGTCTACCAGCATCAGCGATAGCCATAGCAAATTGTGGGTCACCAGATTGAGCCGCAAACTGTGCAACTTTCATATAAGACTGTGGGTCAGATGGGTCTAACTGACTAGCCAACTGTTGTCTACGAGCAATAATCTGCAACTGTGGGTCTTGACCACCCAAAGCACCGCCAATACCTTGACCCAACTGGTAACCAGCAGTCCTAGCACCTAAAGCCGCTTGTTGAAAAGGATCTAACTGTACTTCTCTAGCCGCACGATTCTGAAACTGTGCTAACTGATTTTGTTGATACTGTTCAGGAGTAGTGAACAATCCTAAGATTTCTGATGCCATTGTCTTTTCTCCTTAAGTCGCAAATGCTGATTGGACAGGTTGATACTGTCCTGTCGCAGGATTAAATGTGTATAGCTGTTGTGTAGGTTGTGTTGAAACACCAAATGCTCTGTTCAATGCACCAGTAACATTGGGACTTCCTGCAATACCAGCCAACACATTACCGCCTAAAGAATAAGCATTTGATGGAGCCATTGTCTGAGCCGCATTAATAATTCCTTGACCAGTTAATCTTCCAGCCTCTGCCGCACTAGCAGTAGTCTTAGCGCCAATTTGAGTGCCAAGTGTCAAAGGTGTTTGTGCAAGATTCTCAAGTCCTGACGTTACATCCATAGCAGTTGTAAATGGCGCATAAGCCGCTGTTTGACCAGTGTAATATCTACCCTGCAAGTTAGCACCAGTATCAAACAATCCAGCACCAAACTTAATCCTGTTTTGCGCCTCTTGATCTGCATTAGCCGCAAGAGCCAAATTGCTCTGAGCCAATGAGTTGTAGTAAGCCGCAAGTTCAGGACTTGTAGCCATCAAGTTGCCACCTTGAGCAACAGATAAACCACCTCGACCTTGTTGTTGTAACTTGTTCTGTAACAAGGCAAGTTGATTCTCTTGACTAGGTGCAAGCAAAGCCTGTTGTTTAGAAATGTAGTCTGCCGCAACTTCTTCAGGAGTCTTTTTAAGGTAACTACCTCCAAGGCTAAACAGATTCTGAGCCGCACCAGTTAAAGGCGCATAAGCAGTTCTAGCGCCCTCAATGTCAGTCATGCCCTGACCAGCTAATCTAGACAATCTATTTTGGTAATTAAGAATCTCAGGGCTTGCTGTATATCCAGCACCAATGACATTACCCGCCGCATCAGTCTGGAAGTTGGAAGAACCAAAACGAGTAGTTACACCAACAGGTCTAAACCTTGCCGAATCTGACGCAATTTGTGCCGCACGAATCTGTGCATTAGCTTGTGTTTCAGCCGCATCTTTGGCTTGTTCAGACTGCAAGTAAGAAGCACCAACACCCAATAAACCTTGAATAACAGATGGTGCAAATGAAGCTAAAGTCTCTGGCTTTACATTTAAAAAACTAGCCGCTGATTGCAACAAACTTGGTGTTACACCTTGCGTTGCTATTTGATTTGCAATGGCTGTACCCGTAGATGATGTAGCGAGGTTAGTAGCGTTGACTCCTGCCGCACCAGTTGTTACAGAAAAAGGACTACCAGTGCTTAATAGTCCTGCGCCAGTAGTAATCGCTGAAGCACCACCAGCACCATAAGCGCCAGCCGCTTGAGCCGCATACGGGCTTAAAGCCCCACTTCCTGCCGCCGCACCACCACCACCTAATAATCCACTACCAGCCAAATAAGTAGCTCCAGCACCAGCTAAAACTAGGGGCAGTAAATCTTGAGTAAAACCACCTTCGTCAGGTTGTACAAATCCTTGTTCTGTTAATTTTCCAGAGCGAGAAGAAAAAAGAATATGGTATGGTTGTCCATTAACCCTTTCGTAGACAGCTATATTTCCAACACTACCATTTGTGACTTGGACATGAAGTGGCTCGTCAACATTAGGCAACTTCACCTCAGTCTTACCATTGCGGATACCTCTATTCAAAATTTCATCTCTGACATATTGAACAACTACTGGCGGTAACTGACCTTGCTGTATATATTTATCTAATGACTCAGCTTTTATTCCTTTAACTTCCTCTGGAGTAGCTGAAACATAATCTTTTTTACCAAAAGATGCAATATTTTCTCTATCAGCCATTTGCTGATTGTATTTTTTTGCTTGAGCGTTATAAACGTCAATTACGTTTTGCTTAGTGCCAAACGCACCTGTACCCAATTTGGCAATTTGCTCTTCATATCCAATATCGCCTTGAAGTGGTAATCGTCTTGGATTCGCCATTTTTTTTCCTTTTAATCTTTGATTCTATTTCGCCGCCACGATTAGCGCTTACCCATCGCAACAATATCCAGCTTGAATTGCGGGTGTGCCAGCAGAGCCATCAACTCCTGCTATGCCGCTTGTGCCGTTAATCGTTACAGTCATTGTTGTTCTCCTTCATCTGCTGGTAATGGTGTATTGCCCTCTGCAATCCATTCAAGGTATTCTTGATAGTCTGCTGTGCAAGTCAGACGGCATAAGCCATCGTCATCAATGCGAGCGTAGATTTGTGGTTCGCCTTCAACGGCGGGTAAGCATTTGTAAATCATAATTCAGCACTCCATCCAAGATATGCAACAGCACTTGTATTCGGTCTAATTGCCAATGCTTTTCCAGCGGCAAGCCCAGAAGCAACTGTGCAATTTGTGGATGCGCTGTAAGTGGTTGCAACACCAAAAGTAGGGACACTAGAAAACGCCACATTTGTTGCATCAATACGAATTCTGTAATCTGAGGCAGTGCCAGTTTGCTCTAGCGCAGATGGTGCTACTCTCATTGATACAGGGAAAAACGAAATTCCAACCGCCGCAGTTGTGCTTTCCGCTTGACCCTGAGCCATATAGACTACTGATGAGCCTTCAGCGGATATTTGGTAGTAATACCTCTGACAAAGTTGAAGTTCGGTGGTGTAAGGTCTGTAATCAAAGCTAGTTGCTACTGAGCCTTTTTCTAATTGTACGTTTGTAATATGAAGAAAATCACCAAGAGTAGTGTCTGTTACATCAGACCAAATAAACAAAATTAGGTTTTTGGTGCTTGCAGTATCAACATTAGCAGTCACACTATAAGAAGCAAAAGATGTTGTGAGGTTTAAGTTTGCTGGTGAATTCTCGTACGTTGCATTAGCAATTAGCGTTGGGTTTGTACCCTCTACACCCCATGCGCTAATGATGTCGCTAGTTACTGTATCCGCAGTCCCTGACCATGCAATAATTGCACACTTCACATTGTCTAACTTGGTAGTTGAACTGACTTTTGCCTGAAAAGATAAGGTGACATCCCCACCAATAGCGTCATAACAGTTGCTTGCCTCAATAATCTGAGCAATACCAAACTTCTTGTTAATAGTTTCAACATCTAAACCAATAGAGTTTTGTGCGCCAGTTGGCACAGTTGTTGTTTGGGTAATGTCAACAATATCATTGCCATCAGACAAAACATACCAGCGGTCAAGGTTGTAAGTGTCATCATTGTTACTTCCGCTAGTAAATGATGTTCCACGCTGTGCAATTTTGAAATCACCATTGATGATGCGGTTTTTAAAGCCGTTGTATTGCACCCCTGTGCAATTTGTCAAAACACCCGATGCTGGAGTGCCTAAAGCTGGAGTGACCAATGTTGGGCTGGTATCCAAAACCATCTTGCCTGTACCAGTTACTGCCGCTGATAGTGTTGTTCCAGCATAAGATAATATAGGAATGGTTATAGTACCTGTAAATGTAGGAGATGAAATATCTGATTTTGTAGCAACAGCAGTTGCAATATTTGCAAACTCAGTATTTATTTCAGTACCTTTAACAACCTTTAAAGGATTACCAGATGCAAGTGCATCCTTGGTTGCAAAATTTGTTGTTTGTGTATAGTTTGACATTTTTTCTCCTATGCAATCTTGCCATTTTTGGCTTGAAGTTCAATTTTTTGGATAGATAACTGACTGTTATTTATATCCATCTCAACCCCTATTTGAACAATTTTTCCTTTGCTTGTTGCATTTGTTTCTATTGTTGTTAATGCAACTCCAGATGTGTAATATGCTATTGTTGTAGCATTTGCCCCATATTCAGCAATCCCATACTCAGCAGTTGTTTGAGTTGGTATATTTACTTGTGATGAGTAATAATTTCCTGTAAAATCATAACCCCATTTCAATGTTACTAATTGATTTGAGCCACCAACAACAATAACCTTTATCTTCTTTAAAATAGAGGTAACATTTATATCACCAAGGTCAGAATTATTTGTAAAGTATGCCAACCTATATGATGTTGCATCATCCAAGTATGTACCATATTTTCCAACGTACCCATTTTTACCAATCAATAAATCACCATTACGCCTTGCACAAAAAGATGTTGGCTCAATATTGTCCCAAATTGTTGATCTAGCAGAACCATCTTGCATGATTGCTTTTGTATCAAATGCGTAAACGTATTTTGATGCTGGAAGATTTAATAAATAAAGTGCATTTGCTTCAGAATATATGGCTTTAATATTTGATGCAGTTTCACCTGAAACAGCACTCATTAAATCATTACGGACATTCTTAGACAAATTACGCTCTGGAGATGACTTCTCTTGAATAGTCCTCATTAATGATCTGACACCACTGTTTGACAAGAAAATAACGTCTGTACTGGTTGTTTGTATGCTATCCCTAGAAATGCAACCAATACCTTCAACAGTGTCGCTAAGAGTCATTGTTGATGGTGCAGTAGCACCAGCATAAATAAGAATCTGACGCTTACCAAAGATAAACAAGAAACCATTGTGAGCCGCTAAACCAGTAATTTCATCAGCACCATTTACCCAAACATTGTTTACGTTCAAGCTACCAGCAGTGCCTGTTGACCACACATGACCTGAAATTAAGTCAGAGAAAAATACTGTTGCGTTGTTAGTAGTTGTGTTTGCCGCCCACAATCTACCAAAAGCAGATATGACAATGTTTGCTGATGGGACTGTAGCTACATATCCAGTTTTCTCTGACACTCTACGAAATGTTGTAGTGCTTACAGTAGGGTCAAATATCAATGGGTCATGCCCAGATTGGAAGAAATATGTAATGCTATTTAGGGATGCACATTGCCAATTATTTGCAGTAATGGTAGGCGCTGTACCACCACCCCCATAGGTCAACTCAACTACAGCATTAGAGCCATCAAGTTTAAATAACTTCAAGTTTCCAGCAAATAAAACAGTCAAAGTACCATCTGCTTGCACTAATTCATGAATGACAGTTACATCATTTGCACCTAAAGCACCACTAGAAGAATTTACCTTAGAGTATCCTTTGCGAGAGCCGATCCGTCCATACTGGTCAATGATTGCATTCTGAGCAACTAAAGCAAATCCAAGAGACAAATCAAGAGGCGATTCTTGGGTATTCAACCCTTGAAAGCCAGGGGCTGTTAAAGAATAAGTCTGGAGTGCTTGGCTCATGTTGCCACAAATTCCTGATTCTCAGGATAGCGAGTGCCTTCCAAAGCAATACTGTCAGACAACATAGCTTTATATAACTGGTATGCCTCAGATGAAGTCAAACCACCATCTTCACCACGCTCTACTAAGGCACGGGCATAGGCATTCTGAGCCACCAAAGTATCAGCAACAGACACAACAGTTGCATCTGATGTCAAGGTAGCCTGTGGCACTGTCAAGGCAAATTTGATTGTGTAAACACCATCAGGTATTGGATATAGATTTACTTTAGTATTGTAACTTCCATCAACCCCATCAAAAGCAAATTCTGTAGGTATTGAGTTGACAAGTGGAGTAAAGTTTAGCTTGCGGTTCATGTCCACAAAGCTGATGTTTGTAAGCCCAACATTACTTGTTGTATTGATTACATCCATGACTTGAAACTTCTGACCAGCACCTGTTAAGGAATACGATGCTGTAGATGATGCAGTAGTGACTGTAATGGTTTGACCTAATACATTCCACGAAAAGGCATCTTCAATCTGACGCTTTGCATCATTGACAAACTTGCCGATCAGGGATGAATAAGTTGTTTCGGAAACAGTTGAAACTGTTGTCTCACGCAACCTTACCAATACATCGTTAACTAATTCTAGATAAGTCATCTGCTTCCAGCCTTTGCTTTGTTCCTTGCGGATATAGCTTTAGCTTTTGCCTTTGCGTCTTCCTTGGAGTTTGCACCCCAAGCCTTCAGCGAAAGAAGCAGTCTTGTTGGTTCACCATCCTTGTACTCTGCACCAGCATTGTTGCCCATGCGAGCCAAGAAACTTGCTCTGCGAGGGTTATCCCCCGACTTTACTGGAGGTTTCAGATTGCCACCAGTTTCCGCATTATAAGACGATCTACCCTTGGCATTCAAGCCGCCTTTTGGATTTTGACCAGCTTTTGTTTGCCAAGTGGGTGTTTTCATCTTTTACCTCATCTAAACTTTGATGTTTTCTTTGCAATCGCTTTGGGTTGCTTCACAAACTGTTTACCAGCCGCAGTACCTTTTCGCTTGGCTTTGGTAGTTGCCGCATACTCAGCAGAACTCAACGACTTAATAGCCGCCTCTGGCAGATACCTCTCACCTGTCTGAGATGAGGGTTTACCTGACTTGGTACGCCACTTCTGCTTTCCCCAATCCTTGAGAGATTGCTGTGGGTCTTTCACTTCTTAGCCTTTGGCTTGGGTGGTGTGTGCGTCAAGACTTTACTAGAAGCAGAGTGCTTTGCACCTGTCATCAAAGTTGAACCAGACTTGTGTGTTTGACCCTTGTACAGCTTGCCATCAGGTAAATAGTGTGGTTTGTCTTTGCTCATGTCTTGTAACCCCCGCCTTTGGCTTTGTACTCTTTGGCAAGCAATTGTGCTTTTCTTGCCGACCACTCACCAGAATTACCACCTGATGACCCTGCTTTGATCTTCTCAAACAAGGCTTTTCGCATAGTAGGTTTGGTGTAAACCCCTGCTTGATTGACCTTAGATTTGGTTTTCATTTGTTAATACAACACTTTTGCTGTAATAGTGCCTGAAGTGTAGGCAGTGCAGTTTGCTCGCAAATACTTGGGAGCATTGGCTATGGTGACAATGCCATCAGCAGTCAAAGCAGTACCAATTGTGGCAAAGGTTGTTCCATCCAAGCTACCTTGGAATGCAACAGTTGCAGTAGTAATACCACTAACTTGCAAGAATGCGGGTTGACCAGCATCTGCTTGAACAGATCGAGATGCACCTGTTGCGACAACAGCACTCAATAGAGTAACAGGAGTAGTTAAGGATGACATTATTTACCTCTTGAAGATTTCTTCATCATGTTGGTAGCAGTTCTACCACCACGACTAGGCATAGGCATCTTTGGCTTACCAACCGCAACCATAATAGTCACAGGAACGCCCTTTTTCTTGCCCTTGCTTGCAGTTTCTTTGGCCTTACCACCCATCATTTTTCCGTACATAATATTCCCCTTATTTCCAGAGTCGATCAGCAACAAAGGTAATCACACCGCCCATGAATGAAGCGATTGTCATACCCACCCA